GTAGCAGGGTGGCCCGTGGCAGGGTGGCCCGTGGCAGGGTGGCCCGTGGCCCGTAGCAGGGTGGCCCGTGGCCCGTAGCAGGGTGGCCCGTGGCAGGGTGGCCCGTGGCAGGGTGGCCCGTGGCCCGTAGCAGGGTGGCCCGTGGCCCGTAGCAGGGTGGCCCGTGGCAGGGTGGCCCGTGGCCCGTGGCAGGGTGGCCCGTGGCCCGTAGCAGGGTGGCCCGTGGCAGGGTGGCCCGTGGCCCGTGGCAGGGTGGCCCGTGGCCCGTATGAGACACGTGTCTCACGTGTCTCAGCCGTGTCTCACAGCCTGTCTCACGTGTCTCACGTGTCTCATTCGTGTCTCAACCGTGTCTCACGGCGTGACAAACTTTGTCACCGTGTCCAAAAATGTACGACAAAATTTGTCACCGTGTTCAAAAATGTTTGTCAATCGTACATTTTTGGCCGGGCTGGTGACATTTTTTGTCGTTCCGGGGGGTCGCTGCGTCACATACATGACGGTCGGCGCACAAAAATGTACCGTGAGACACGTTTCCGGCCGACCCGCGAATCCATCGCACGCGATGGTCCTTCTAGATGTAGCCCACCCCTTCTATAGCGGAATTTTTTTCAATTTTTTTGGCGGAATTTTTTAACGTTTAGCGGCCTTTTTTAACGTTTAGCGGCCTTTTTTAACGTTTAGCGGAAACTTTTTACGGTGGACCATTAAAGGCCGGAAAATTTTTTTGGCAGAACTTTTTGCCATCACCCACCCCAACCAACCCCCCAATGCAGGCCGTCGGAAAGTTTAGCCGTAGAACCCCCTCAACCTTCCCGATATTTAGCCATAAAATCCTTTGAAAAAGGCGGTTGTTGGTATAGGATTAGCTTGCTATAAACCCCCAAAATGGAGGAAACATGCGAAAGCTGGTAAAAGTAATGCTTGTGGCCGGGCTTCTGAGCATCCCCCCTCTCCCGATCCTTGGGGATGACACACCGACCGAAACCCCCACAGCAACCCCAACTGACACACCGACCGACACACCGACTGCCACGCCAACGGTAACTCCAACCTTCACCCCGACCTCTACACCGACTGCCACGCCAACCTCCACGCCGACGGCAACGCCGACCTCGGGCAAGGGTGGGGGGTATTTTGGCAGTGTCTGTGCGTGTCCCAGCCCACCGTGCGAGCTGACTCGTCGACTGGCGGGTGCGTCGGGGTACAAGACGGTGACTGTGCTGATTACCGGGACAGCCACGGCTAAAGTTTACTGTAGGTCTTGTGCTGAGAGCTACCTGTGCCCTGACGTGCAAGAAGGCACAGACCTGACGGAGACGGGAAACGTTGAAATCAGAGCTTGCTGTGAGGAGTTGAGCGTTAAGGTCACAGCCTACACGTCGGGATGCGTCCATGCGTGGCTTAGGACGGACAGAGACGGATGAGTGGATTGGTAAAAGTACCCTCCGGGAAGGGGGGTAGGAGACCGGGAGCGGGAAGACCGAAGAAGGCCTCCTCCGAACTGATGGTTAGGAATCCGGAAACTGGAGAGCTGCAAAAGCTCTCCATGGACCGGATGTCTAGGCTACAGGCACGGAAAGCTTTACGGGATTTGCTGGAACCGGTGGAGAGAGCTGCGGTTATACGGCTGACGAAAATCATTCTGAAAGAAACGGATGAGAGGCCAGATATTGCATTGGAAGCTATCCGAATGGTCATGGAATACCGGCACGGGAAACCGGGGACGGTGGAAAGCTGGGGAGATGAGGTTGACATTCGGATGGCTAACAAATCCGGAATGAATGGGAATGGGAATGGTGCGACCCAACCTTCCGGAATTGGAGTTCTGGTTTTGGGGGGAGGGGAAGCAAAATACATTGAAAATTTACGAAATGTTAGAAAACTTCACGGTCAGGAAGAAAAAGTTATCGACTTGTCTGAAATCCCCCCTCCGATTAAGGTTCAATGATGGAAAAGCCGAACACATTGTATGACCCAGCCGAAAAACTCCCGGTTCATGGCCTTACCGTTGAAGTTCAAGACAAATTTGGTGAAATTTTCAAAGCATACCGTCACAAAGACCACTGGGTGAGACTTTGGAACTATTCGAAAGTTGAAAATGGCAATGTCCTCTATTGGAAGTACCTCAGCTAGCGAAGCAGAGTCCGTTGTCATCGAAAGATGGCCGGAAACTGACGATGAGCTGTGGGAATTTGTAGCGTGCGTCTGGGGTGTGCAAATTCCCCGTATTCGCATTTGCCCCCAGCATAGAGCACCATTCGAGGCTTTCTCCGATGCGTATTTTTGCAGACACTCGGACACGATTTGGATTGCGAGCCGGGGCCTCGGGGGGAAAAGTTTTCTCCTCGCGACACTGGGGCTCACGGAGGCGGTGGCGTTGGGGGCTTCTGCCACTATCCTCGGGGGGTCTGGGGCTCAATCGCAAAACGTTCACAGGTACATGCAGGACCTTTGGAACTTCCCGGCAGCACCGAGATACCTCCTCTCCGAAGATCCAACAAAAATGCGCACCGTCCTAGTCAACGGTGCATCAATCGAAGCTCTGCTTGCGTCTTCGACCTCGGTTCGTGGTCCCCACCCTGTGAGACTCCGGCTGGATGAGTGCGACGAAATGAAGCTGCCGATTCTGGATGCGGCTCTGGGGCAGCCGATGTCCAAGAACGGCGTCCCTGCTCAAACCGTCATGTCGTCCACCCACCAGTATCCGGATGGAACCATGACGGCTCTACTTAAAAGATCGCACGAAAGAGGAATCCCCCTGTACCAATGGTGCTACAGGGAGTCGATGGCCGGAGGGTGGCTCTCTCCGAATGACATCAAAGCTGCACGCAAGCGTGTCCCAGCCAACATGTGGGACACAGAATATGAACTCCAAGAACCTTCGGCAGAAGGGCGCGCGATTCAACAGGAAGCTGTTGAGTGGTCCTTTGACCCGACAATCGGAAACTACGAAGGTCGAGAAAATTTTTGTTTGGTAATCGAAACTCCCGATGAGATGGGCAACTACGTAACCGGAGTTGACTGGGCCAAAGAACAAGACTGGACCGTCATCGTTACGTACAAGATTGATACCCCTTGGCGTTTGGTTGCGTTTGAACGCTGCGCCCGTCTTCCATGGCCCGTCATGGTGAACAAAGTCAATGCTCGTCTGGAAAAATATGGAGGGGCACTAGTTCACGATGCTACCGGCTTGGGAAACGTTATCAACGATCTTTTAGAGCACAAGTGCCACGGTGAGCTTCTGGTTGGCAGGAACCGGCTCGATCTTTTCTCCGAGTACATCGCTGCGCTGGAAAACAGAGAACTCATTGCACCCAGAATTGACTACATGTATAGAGAACACAAGTACTGCTTGAATGACGACATATTCGGGTCGGGGCACCCTCCCGATACTTTCGTCGCTGGAGCGCTTGCTTGGCGTGGTAGGAAACTTTTTAGACGGTCGGCAGCAAACACATCCGTTTTGCACATACTCCCTCAGACAGAAGAACGGAGAATGAAACTTCAAATCCGTCAACTCGAACCGTGGGCTTATGATGAATGATATGATAAAGGCCAATACTGAGACTATTCGAGAAGGTTTGACGGCTTCTTCTCTCGTTCGACTTATTAAACAAGAACCTGAGAATGCAAGTATTGCTAGTCGACAGCTTTCGTTTGAAGATCCTTTTGCACAATACTACAGCTCTGGATCTTTTGTTGAACCACCTTTGAACCCTGAGTGGCTTCTCCGATTGGCAGAAGAAAATCCTGTGCATGGCGCCTGCCTAGAGGCAGTTGCTGCCGACGCAACCGGACGAGGATGGAAGCTTACGGCAGTTCAGGGTGGCCCAGTACAGACGGACTCTGAAACTTTGAGTTCACAGCAGTACAATCTTTCTCAGACATTACAAAACATTACTCCAGATTTAACGTTTAACGAATTGCTGCGACAAGCCATCTGGGAAATGCGAGCCATTGGTTGGGCAGCATGGGAAGTAGTTCGAGACCAATCGGGGACCATCGGAGCAATCTACCCCCTTCCCGCACACACTTTGAGAGTTTCCAAAGACGGAAAGCTTTTTCTTCAAATTGTCGGGGACCGAAGAATTTTCTTCAAACGATTTGGTGACGAAACTGAGATAGACTCCATCTCGGGCGAACCTTTCGACGAAACGCGAACAGGTCCAAACAAGGAACCGGCGCAGCAGGCTACGGAAGTTCTATTTTTCAAAATTTACAGTCCAAGAACTAAGTTTTATGGCCTCCCGTCTTGGATTTGTTCTGTTCCGTCCCAAGCTGAGATGGCAGCAATTCGAGAATACAACATTTCTTGGTTTGCTAGCGGAGGCATGGCCGACAGGCTGATCGCTATTCGTGCTGAAGACCAAGCGGTGGCTGACGACATTCGGCAAGCCATAGAAGGGCAGTTGAAGGCTTCGAAGGGAAAAGGCCACAAAACTATAATGGTGAGTGGAACCCCTGATGTAGTCATTGGCATTGAATCACTTTCCCGCTTAGAGGGCGAACGTGAAGGGCAGTTCCAAGAACGTGATGCGGCGCTTGTGAAGCAAGTTTTGATGTCGCACAGCGTTCCCCCTTACAGAATTGGATTGGCTGAGCTAGGAAGCCTTGGTGGATCTGCCGCTCGTGAGATGCTTCGAGCCTATCGGTTTGGTGCCATCGAACCAATGCAAACCGTAATCGAGGACCGATTGCGTCAAACGCTTTTCGGGCCAAGAGGCTTGCAGCTTCAAGAAGGCGTTCGATGGGAACTCCTCGATGTCGATTTCGAATTGGTTGACCTAAACCTTTCGATTGCAACACGAGGAGTCCAAAACGGATACTTGACTCCTTCTGAAGCCTCTCAGCTCATGGGCATGGAAGGCAGAGACGACGAAAACGCCAATCGTTTGTTTATCGCAGGAAGACCGATTACAGGAGATGTCAGAACGAGAGAAACTGAAAGCTCTGGCGACCTGTTGCGACCCTCACCGGCAGGCGTGTCACTTCCGGGAGTAGCTCAGGAAACACAAATGTCTACAGAGCGCCCGTCTTCTGCGAATTCTTCGCCCTCAGAGCGACCAAGTGGTGTTACTAAGGGGTAAAAGGCTGTGAAGAATGACAAAAACTGAAAATGGATTGAAATTTCCGTCCCGAGCTTACGCTTACGTTCCTGATCCCAACCAACCTTCTACTTGGAAGCTCAGGCTTTGGAGCACGCCAACAAGTGGTGTGACGACAAGGCAAGTTGGCATGGCTCTAGCTGCGCTGAGTCCGGGAGGCTTCAGAGGGAACCGAGTTCAGATTCCTTCGGGTGGCATGGCTAGCGTAAAGCAAAGGATTCTTCGCGCTTTTCGTTCTGTGAATCCCAAGCGCCCCGTTCCTCCGATCCTAAGATCGGGTGCCACCAAGGAAAAACTTGAAAAAGCCGAACAGTTCCTCATCAAGAAGGCAGGAACAACGGTAGTTTGTTCTGTCTGCCACTTGAATACGGTAAGCAAGGACGTGGATCCCAACTGTGTGTTTTGTGGGATGCCTCAAGATTTACTCGCGGAAGTCTCCGCTTCCGTTGAGGAAGAGCAACCCCCCGATCTTTCTCTTCCTCGATGGGAAACACACGAAGACCGATTCACGTTTCTGAAGTCTGATTCCCCTCCGAATCGAAAAAAGAAGAAGGCAAAAATGTCTGACGAGGAGGAAGAGGAGGAAGAGGAGGAATCAGAATCCGGTTGCATGGAAAAAGCGAGCCTTGTAACGAAAGATGGTGTGACTCTGAACTTGAAGCACATGGGAAAGGCTTGGGAGATTTGGTCTGTGGACATTCCCAAGTCTGTAGCCTCTGATCTCGAAGCCGCTACCGAGTGGCTTACAAAGAGCATTCAAGAAGCAAATTCTGCCACAAACTATTGGAATCCACTCGAAGAGTTTGAGTGCGGATCAGAACCCCAATCTTTTAGAGTGCAAGCCATCTTCTCTGACATCTCAAACTCTCAGTGCTCCATGAATCCAAACGAGCTGATCGAGAAGTCAGAACCAAGTTGTTTTCTTAGATTTGGAACGGGAAAGCATTATCACTTGCCTTTTCAATGCGATGCTAAATTCCTGACAAGTGGTATTTCGGCTTGCATTCAAAAGGATTTGGCCCCTTCGTTTTGGATGACGTCGGAAAGAAGTTTTGTTAGGAAGACAAAGGGCAACTATGCCCCCCTATCCTTCTTCTCCCGATTTGAAACTTTTTTTGATGGTGAATGGCAGCTTCGATTCGCAACTCCCAACTACGCATCCTTCACCATCAAGTCTGAAGCAACATCGGCATTCCTTGATCTGATGAAGGATTCCGAATTTGGCTGGTTCGCGATTGTTTCCAACGTTCAGTCGGATCAGGGCAATCTCAAGAGCTGGGCTGATGAAAAATTTGAAAACGTCATTGCCAACGTTGGAGGGAAGCTAACCAAAGTCGATGTATTGGTGGAGGGCAATCGGATTCCGGACTACGACATTGTTGAAAAGTCCGAAGACGATCGCCGGTTCACTCTGGGTGTGGCTTACCACGCCGAAACTCCGGACAAGCATCGGGACTTCATTTCAAAGAGCGAACTTGAGAAGACTGTTTGGGAATACAATTCAAACAGCAGACAAATTGGTCTATTTCACTCGAATGCTTCCGGAGGCAATGGGACGGTCGTTGAGTCCTACATCTATCGAGGGCCTGAGTGGACTGTTAAGGACGTAACCGGAGGGTCTCAGAGCATCAAGCACGGAGACTGGCTTCTCGGCGTCGTGTGGGATGAGAACTCGTGGAAGTTGATTCGGAATGGGATTGTAAAGGGCTACAGCTTGCAAGGTTTTGGCGAACGGATCCTTCGGGAATCGAGAGATGCCGCTTGACCTTTCCAACCTATCTGAGGATCAAATCCTTACGGCTTTGAAGCAAGTAGGTGATATAAAGCGCCTACTTGTAGACATCCGTTGCCGAAAGTGTCGCCGTTTGTTTTTTCGGTGGCTACCTGTTGGCAAACTTAACTTTGAGGTGAAGTGCTCTCGCTGTGGACACACGGATTTTCGCTTACACGTAGGAATTATTCCAACTTCCATTTTTGACATTCAAAACGATTGCTTTTCCCATTCGAAAGATGTAGAACAGACTAAGAAGAGCGAAATTACGATAAACGACGAGCACCGTTTAGTGCCACTGAATAAACACAAATTTTAGGAGGATACTGTATGTCTCTTTTCAGCTTCACGGCAGAGAAGCCCGACACGGACATCCGGAACCTTTCGGTTCAGAGGGTGGATGGCGTGTTGAATCCGGCTACTGGGAAGCCCTTTTTCTTCCTCAAGGCAGCCGGGGACGACGAGCTTCGAGTGAATATCGAGAACTTTGCTTCGTTGGTTGACCGGGTTGTTCGGGCTATCCACAAGAGCAATTCGACGTTGAACGACGAGCAGATTACCAAGGACCTGAATGACGTTGTAGATCTTCTTGGGATCAGCGACGCAGTTAAGTTTCAGTACGTCAAGAAGGAAGATACTCCTGCTGCGGAAGACAAGCCTGCGGCAGACCCTGCTCCGGCAGCCAAGGCTCCCGAAGCGCCTCCGGCAGCCCCTGCTGAGCCTTCCACCCCTCCGCTCACGGAAGAGGGCATTGCGAAGGCTGTGGTTGCAGGCCTGATGGAAGTTTTTAAGAACGAAAAGTCGGTTGAAGAGGACGGCAAGAAGGAAGTTCCTCAGTCGCGACAGCCGGTTGAACCGGTGCTGAAGAGCACTTCAAAGTCCCGAGATATGGGAAACGGGCTTTTTGAAAGCCTTCTTTCTTAATCAAGCTAAACTTTAGGAGGAAAAAATGCGACTGGTTCAGTGGCTGGAAAAGGCAGCGTTCACTACCGCAGACATCGATCCCGCCCAAACGGGAACTGCTGGTGGTATTCTATCTAATGAACAGGCTCGTCAGTTTTTGCAGATCGCAATCGACGAACAGGTAATCGCTCGTGAGTCTAGGATCGAAACTTCGAATTCTCCGAAGTTTGAGGTTCCTCGCCTCAGCCTGAATGACCGTGTTCTTCGGGTTGGTGTGGAAGCAACGCGAGTTGTTGAAGGAGATCGGGTTAAGCCTGCTACCGGCTTGATGACGCTTTCGACCGTATTGTTCAAGGGCGAAATGCAGGTATCGGACGAGCTGTTTGAGGACAACATCGAGCGTGGTGGTCTGGCGGATCGTCTTGCTCGGATGTTGGCACAAGCAGTTGGGCGCGACATCGAAGAGCTTGCCATCAAGGGAGACACGAGCAGGACGCCCGGCGTTGGCGATGCCAATACTGCCGAAATGGTGTACTTGGATTCGCTCAATGGTATCATCGCTCAAGCACAGGATAGTTTTGCTGCGGCTCAGAAGGTCGACGCAACAACCATTACGGCTTACGATGATCTCTTCGCTACGATGATCGAGGCTCTCCCGTCTAAGTTTCGTCGAAACTACGATCAGCTTCGACTCTATGTTCCGGTTGCAGTTGCTGACGGATACCAGAAGTCTCTGGCTCAGCGTGGTACTGGTCTCGGTGATCAGGCTCTTGTTGCTAACTTGCAGGCACGGCTCGCGTTCCGTGGCGTTCCCATTGTTTCGGTTCCTCTGATGAGTGGCACCAGCACTGTCAACGGATCGCCGATCGATTACTCGCAGTTCTGCTTGCTCTGCAATCCCTCCAACATCGTTTTTGGCTACCATCGGCGCGTCCGAGTAGAGCGCTACCGTGATCCGCGAGAGGGCGTCACCAGTTTCCTGCCCACCCTTCGATTCGACGTCAAGTATGCCAATCCGGAAGGTGAAGCAGTTCTGGCCTCTAACGTAGACATCACGGTGTAACCGTGAGTCTTTGAGAGGAGAACGATATGGCACGAGATACTAAGCGTGCGGTGCTGATTGGTTCTGGAGGCAAGTCCCCCATTGAAAAGGGGGTTCATGCCGTCAACGTCCTTCGGGTTGCCGCAAACGTTGCTGATGCACAAACTGTTACGATTGGCTCTAATGTTTATGAGTTCGATCGGGCAGAGAATGGAGTTACGGCTGGCCGAATTGCTGTAACCGGCCACGCCGATGATACTCCCGCAAACGCAACGAATGCTCTCATTGCGGCAATCAATGCAAGTGGAACTGAGCCCGTTACGGCCATCGACATTGGTGCAAATGAAATTTTGCTCAAGGTTGATGGTCCGGGCCCTGTAGAAATCACTTGTGCCGAAACCTTGGCTGGAACCAACAACGAGTTGGCTTACACAAAAACCTATGGGGGTGCTGTAGCCGGTGGGCTTCAGTTGGCGAAAAGCTCCCGGGTTCCTGACGCCACTGAGGTTGCCCTCGGAAATCTCCACTTCGTGTTCGCATTCACTCCCGTATTTGTATCCGTGCATGTTTACACAACGTCTACGGGTGCAGCCATTGCTTGGGATGGTGTAGCTACGATTGGGGCTTCCGGTCTGGTCACTCTGGATAACAGTGGTTCGGTCGATTGGGCTACCACAACTACGGTTTCTGTTTTGGCTGTTGGCTAATAGGAAATCGTATCGACTGGGTTAGAAGGGTGGCTGGGTCGTTCCCGCCACCCTTCTTCCGTAAGAGGGCAAAAGTTAAATGTCTTTTCTTGTGACGCTCAACGACGCAAAGGCTAGACTGGATTTGCCATCTTCGGATACGTCGGAAGACGTTTCGATTCAGTCGGCATTGGATGCTGCCGAATCATATTTGGCTCGGCGTTGTCGGTATGATCTAGCTGGTGTTAGCTCTAAGGTGGATACGTTTACGCGAGTGCAGCTTGGCGACGAGCTTACACTCACCTATCGTCCGGTTTCTTCGATTACGTCTTCAGTTGGCCGACTTTTCGGGGGAACAACTGAGACTACTCTTAACGTTGATCTGATTAGCTCAAACGAAGGCGTTATCATCCTAACTCCAGATGCGGGGACTCTCTTTCCCCCACAAAGCCCTCCGGCTCCTTGGTTTTCTTGGCGAGAATCCGAGTATTCAATCGTTACGATCACGTATGCAGTTACGCAAACAGTTATTGGTACTGCGGATCCTGCTTTCCTAGACGCTGTAAAAGACTTGGCTGCCTATTGGCATAGGCGAGGTCTATCGGTTCACCTAGAAGCTGTTGTTCTCTCCAACGCTTTCAGAGAAGAGTACATCGAAAAGTCGGTTCCAGCTTGGGTTCTGACCAAAGTTTCGCATCTGATTCGGTCTTCCTACGCGAGCGTTATATGAGTGGCGCACGAACTCTTTTACGCCAACAAATTGGCATTTTGATTCCATCCTCCCGATCGGATGGCATGGGTGGCTTCACTATGTCTTACGCGGAGGCCTCTGAAACACAAAGAGGCTATCGTATTCCAATAACAGCTCCTACTGAAGTTTTTATGGCTGGAGCTGTCGAAAGTGGCGAGCTGTCGCATATTTTTGTTGAAGAACACCCAAGGTCTATCGAGGCTTCCTACAAGCTCAGAACTCCCGATGATCGTGTTTGGTGCATTAAAAGTTTAATCAAGCTTCCAAACAAGATTGCTAAAGCGGTTTGCTCCGAGGATACTCGATAATGGCTCGATCTCTCTTCATATTGAATACGTATCAAAATGTTAGAAGCCTAGATAACTTTTTACGTAGACTTCGAAGAGTTATTGATCTAATTGTGCTTGCCACACATAAAAC